GGATTATAGTTATTTCATCGAAGGAGCGTTTGAGCAAGTCTATCTGTTCTACGGAGATACTTGCTCCTAAAGTTGCTACCGCCGCAATTCCAACTTGTCCAAGCCTGATAGTGTCGAAACTAGACTCGACAACATAGACATGGGGGCTGGTCCATACTCTATGTAGATTGAAAAGTAGCCTTGATTTTTGAAGTCCCCTGCTATTGTTGAAGCGTTTGCCACTGACACTCCTTCCAACAATTCCAGCGAGACTTCCATTTTGTGTATGTATGGGGATTGCGACCATTCCCTGAGTAGATGAGAATCCAAGTGTATAGTCTTGAATGGACCTATCTGAAATGTTCCTTGAATGTAAGTAGTCACTTCCCTCACCCCATACCTGAGAATGTAGTCTATCAATTATCGCTTGATCGAAAGGCGTAAATTCTTCCTCATCCAAACAACCGCTAATCAATTCTGTAATATTATAATCATATTCACCGATCAACCTTTTGGCTTGGAAGTAGGAAATCTTGTTTGCCTTCATCACAAGATGAGTAAGATCGGTAGTACTTTGACAACTAAAACAATAGAACAAGCCGGATTCTTTATCTACCTCAGCGGAGGGGGTAGAATGATTGGAATGATAAATACAAAATACAATAAAGTGACTAGAGATTTCAGATGCTATTCTGATGCCAGACTTGTTAAGGGCACTTCTGACTTGTTGTTCTGAATATATATCGGTCTTGTTCCTAATAGGCCCACCAGACATTCAGCATTCCTCTTCCCAACATAGGTACCGTAAACAGACAATTGAAACTTGTAAGTACTACCGTTGTAGTGTAGGGTCCAGTCGTCGTCAATTTCGAGCCGCCTGACATATCCCTTCTCCTTCATCTGCTCAACCATATACCTCAACACAGTTTGACGAGTACCGGCAAAGTATCTATCATCTAGAAGTTCACCATACTCGTCAAACCTGTGAATTCTTCTATGGTTAAACACCAATAGATTATATCATTTATATGTCTTATGAAGTGGCATCATCGAAATCCATTTCCTGATATTGAAAAATGCCTGAGTTGAAATCACAGTCAAGAACAAAGTCAGTTAATGGCCCATTCCTATTTTTCCTCCAAGCAACTCCCATGATAGGAGAATTGTCTTGTCTTCCTACTGCCAACATGAAATCACAGTCATAGGCCAACTGCTTTGACCATGCTACCTGCCCAAGTTCAGGAATGGTATCCATATTCGTAGCATCAGCAGGAGTAGCACTAACTACTCCAAGAATTGGTACTCCTGTACTCATGGCAAGTAGTTTCAGTTCTGTTGATAGGTTCTTCAACTTGACTGTCTCATTACCATCAGACCCGACATCTGGGGCCATCAACTGGAGGTAGTCAATGAATACAATGTCTGGATTGTATTCCTCAATCTTGCCTCTAAGCGCAGAAGGACTGAATCGACTATAACTATCATTTGAAATAATCGGGAAGATGTTCTTGCCATCAAACCTCTCAGTAGCCCAAGCCTTGAACTTCTCAACATCAACATCACCCCTCTGGAGGTTTCTCAGTAGCCATTCTCCACTACCGGCCACGGTATAGACCCTCGCCCTGACCTCTGCCTCCGTCATTTCAAGACTGACATAGAGAACCTTCTTGCCCATATCCCACGCATTGACAGCCATCAGGGTAGTTAGGAAACTCTTACCCCTACCGGGATAACCAAGGATCAGTCCCAACATACCGGGAACTACCCCCGAAGGTAGGAAGTCATCAATGCCGGGAATACCAAACTGAACACCATAGACTCCCCGCTCATTCAAAGCACGAATTCTTTCAATATGAGCAATGGCATCATCAACATCAGTAGCATCCAAGTCCCTGATGTCTGAGGTATCCTTCTTGAGGATAGCCGAAGCCGAAATCATAGAATTGATTGCCCCGGCCAACTGACCATCCTGAAGCCTCTCAGAGGTTTCCCTGAGAATATCCCTGACCTGTCGTTTCATATAGAGGTTCCTAAGATCCTCAATATGATGTTTGGTTGAGCCAACGTCAGTCATCAACCTAATGGCAAACTTATCATCAACAATTCTTGCTGGTGGCAAATCCTTGTTCTTCTGGTAATACTCAATGACGAAATTATAGACATCGCCATAGGCATCAAACACATCAGGAGACACCTGTAGGAATGATGCCATGTCCCGATCCTGTAGAAGAGCACTGATAGCAGCAATTTCCTTGTTCAACTATCTCTCCATTCCTTCGCAATTTTCCTGAACTTACGCCGTTTGGCGATATCTTCCTCTACAGACTTGGACTCACTGACACATTGATCGGCAATGTATGTGAAGGTTTTCCAGTCATAACGCTTGCTTGATTTGAAATACCACTGTACGGCTCTCTTACAATCCTCAATTCCAAATGACTGGACCAAATCCCTAGCGGCCCATTTCTCTTTGGCAATATTGAGTAGTGGAAGATGGCCAGTATGTTGTTTGTATTCCTCCCTGAACAAAGAAATCAATTCACTAGCCTGCTTGGCTTCCTGCTGTGGTGTCATCCCTTTACTGTCCTATACTTCCTTCTCAACTGTGGACGATAACCTGATCTGACAAGTTCCTGATATGCCTGACCATATTTATTCTCAAGACCCTGCGCTGTTCTACCCCCAGCATTTTGAAGATCATTCCAAGCCTGTAGAAGCCGACGCTCAAGATCACTTCTGTCCAAGACCATCACGCTCCTCATTCACCCGATCAGTCAGATGCTTCTGAACAATTTCCTCAAGCCTATTGATAGCATCAATAGGATCTTCATAGTTCCTGACCTTATCCGTGATTCCATAGTCAAGACGTAGGGATTCAAAGTTCCCCAGATTAACAGTCATTCCAGCACTTACGGTTACATCAGCCATACTCTCTCCTTCGATTGGTCGGAAGGCCAGACTAGCACAAGATCATCTTTCTGTCAAGGGCTACCCGCCACCTTGGGGAGGATCGATCCCCCACAATGCCTCTAGAACGCTCCAGACGCCCCTAGGAGCCTCAGAAACCCATAGGGTGGACCCGACTGCCAACTCGACCATTCTGAGCCTTAGAGAGCCGTACAGAGCCGTACAAAAGATTGGCCTCCGTGGAAGGAGTTGCACCTTCATCTCCCACTTGACAGCGGGCGCATTACTAGATATGCTACACGGAGGACTTGCTAGTCTAAAGATTTAGATTAGCGGCCACGGCGGGTAAGTTCTAGAGTCTCACTGCATGAGACTCCTGTTCCAGCAACTCGTAGAGTGACCCGAACATTGTCAGCACCGCGTGGAATGGCGACTGATCCCTCAACATCACCACGACGATCTAGACGAACCCAAACTGTCTCGTCACCACGACCATTACGGGTATCGAAGTTGACGTTGTACCAAGCAAGACCATTACGAACAGAAGTATTTGCCTCAATGTCTAGAGAACGACGATTCTGATCTAGATCAATACTACAACGACGAGCATTGCGACGATCATTACGATTGTCACGACGGTCGTCGCCATCCCGGTTCTCTACTCCGGGGCGATTATTACGGTTACCTTCATCAGTATTTGCAGACGCTAGAGAGGGCGTCATGAATATTAGCGCGGTTGCACCAAACAGTGCAGCATATGTACAGGTTCTTTTAACCATGATGCCAATTGTACCATAGCATGGGCGTTTTGTCAAGTATGTCCCAAATTTCTTGCCCTCTTGACAGGATTATGATCTTGTGGTACGATATGACCGTAAGGGGGGTTTGGGGGGATCAGGGTTGTTGTTGGTTTTGACTTTGGTTCTTAGGGTTTATAGGTAACAGGAGCGCAGCGACTGTTACGTTGAGCGTAGCGAAACAAAACTCTTATATATATACTACCCTGATACTCTTGATTCCTCTTTATGAATATTATAATATAATATATATGTATTACATTGAGTCATTCCACAGAGGAACTAGTTGTCCCTGCTTGTTCTTCTTATAAGTTACATACCCTCTAGCAAATAGTTTCTTCAACTCATAGGCTGAGGGGGTTCCTTTACGATCTTTATACTCTAGGAGTATAGATAGATCAATAAGATCATCAAGGGAGAAGAAGGCTAAACTACTTTGCTTTGGAGGGGGTTCTCCAACCTTACCCCTCTTAGGCTTGATCCCTAACTCCTTACAGTAGTCTGTAAAAGTATCTGGGGGAACCTTGAGGATGATCGAAGCCTCAACTCTCTTGATCGCTGGAGAGCCTTTCTGCCAATCAGCCTTTGAGATGTATACGTTTCTTAGGTTTCTACTATCCCATACCAGTAGTGGATCACGACCTTGAATCTTCATATATAGGGAGTCGTTGAATATTCTACGAGTACTAGTTCTTTTGAAGATGTCTCTCATGACATCATCGAATGTCTTCCACCTATATGACGTATGGACATATATTCCCATTTAGTTCCTCCAGTGTTCTATTACCCTTGAATGAATTACAGCGAGCATGTGCTGGTCTTATATTATCCAATGAGTGACTACCCCCACGACTTAGAGGTATTAGGTGCTCAATAGTTGCCGCCTCACAACTAGGGAATCGTTCTGACCTGTCAATGACTTCCTGACATATAGCACATATCCAATCATAGAGTTCAAATACTTCTAGGTGGCTTATATTCAATTTGGATTTGTAGTAGATACGTCTACGTCTACTACCGTGCAAGGCCGGGGCCTATCGCTATGACATGAACATGTACCCTTTCCTCTTGTCGAGGTGATTCATTGAACTTAAACTTTCCATAAACAGCGGTCTGTGTTATCTTATGTAGCCAGATAGAGTTTGATGAGATAGTTCCGCCATCAGTTGTATCACAATATGGAATGGCCATGACAATTGGGATGGCATAGAACTCAGTATCAAACTGAACACTCCAGTTAACACGTTCCAATGATTTCAAACTGGTCACTGGTTTGAAGGGGCCGAGGCTCTGTGTTTTACCAGTCCAGATAACTACATCATCTGTTTGAAGTTTGTATCTAGGACTGCCATCCAATGATGACATTGATCTTTTATCTGATACCAGTTTAGCATTTATCTGATTGAGATATGTGGTGAGACTGGTGAGAAAAGTCATGTCAATAGGCTCACCGGCCACTGGAACTGGAATGTTCTGCAAATCCATCTTTTAACGCCCTCTCTAGTTTGATCCTGAATAACGGTCAAACATCTCTATATATTCGTAGTCAGAGAAATCACTTGACTTTATAACAAGTATGAAGTCTGAATAACCCAGTCCTATTTCGTCTAGAGAAATGTATTCTGTTGCCATTATATACCATTCAATCTGTACTCGGCCTTTACATATGCCTCGTAATCGGTTTTATATAATACATTTTGTAACTTTCTATGGGCCACAGTTGTCCTTGATGTATACCCGCCCGAATCTGGTGTGATCTTCATACTGCCAAAAGCAAAGACTAGTGATTCAGCAGTGGCAAACTTCACTTGACATGAAGTAATCTGCTTGGTGAACAGATCAATATAGTTGGTAGCAGTTTTGATACGAGTCTGGAAGACAAATGGCATTGGTTTTCCTCCCAGACTCAACTGATATACCTCATTACATTCTTGATCATTTCCAAACTTATAGACACCACCACTGTTCGTAAGTTGTTGTGTATAGACAACACTGCCAGTGGAATGATAGAATGTTATTGTAACGGTAACTGGTGAGGCAAATGATGAGGCATTGTGAATGGTGAATGGAAGTGCCAATATATCGTTAGATCCATAACCACTAAAATTGATAGTACTTAGATATGTTCTTGGTGTGGCATTGTTGGTTAATAAATAGCCATCATTGGTAAACCTATGGACATTAGAAGGAGTAGTAATAGATGCTGTTGACCATTTATTGTCCGAAGAGACACTGACAATATTGGACTGTGTACTAAATCTGCCATCAGTTCTAAATGAAATCAGCGCCACATTGTTTGCCATGTATCTGGCCACTTGAGTTGCCTGACCATTGAACACCAAGTTTGTCTCACCCTCCTGAGTTAGCACACCGGGATTAACAGCAGTCATCTCATCAACTATGTATGGACTATGGAATCTATCCAGTGAGGAGGATGTGTTTATTCCAGTATTTGGATTGCTATCATATATAAGGTTAAGTCCAAGTGCTATATGAGTACCTATTATTGGCTCTACCCCAACCAATACATTATTAGCCAACATCTTACCGGCATAAGTTAACATTACCCCTCCTCACCCACACACTGAGTAGTATTTATTTTTTGAATATTCTTAGTATAGAACTCAGCAACTATATCATATCTACCTGCCGTGTCATTAAATTCAAGTACCAATACGTTCTGGTTATTAATATAGGCATTCTTGACAAGAGGTATGATTGGACTGATCACCTGTCTCCGCGATCCATCCCTACGAATACTATTGACTATTCCACCAACGCCATTGTCATCTTCCAGACCCTCAATGGTTTTATTGTTCAGGTATTGATACAACTCAACACTTGACAATGCTTTGAAGGCGGCAACAGTATCGGCATTCCTAGAGTCTATTTCTGCTGTTCTGTGTGTGGCAATGGGTAGTTCTGAGCGGGCAGTGCGAACGATTACTTTCTCTGGAGCAGTTTTGGCTGGAGGCTTGGGAGCAGTTTTGGTTTGAGCCGCCTTTATTTTCCTACCCTTCTTTGTAAGCACCCATTTCTTATCACTCTTGTCATATCTCCAATGCTTTTTCTTTGAGTAATTGATATGGCCCTTTCTAATATACCTTGGCTTCTTCTTCGGCTTCTTCTCTAGTTTAGCCATCACCAATCACCAGCATTCCATATTTCCCTTGATGGTAATTCTACCAAACTGACTGTTGTGTCAGAGCCAGTCTGTGATCTACCAATAGATATCTTTCTTATCATGAATCTCTTACCCTCAGCATGAAAATGAACTGTTTTAGTTTCATATTCGTTTTGAGTAGGGTTTCGATTAACTATCCTTGCAGCCTTTATTTCAGTTGTATATGGAATATCATAGTCAACTTTTACTATATCTCCAACCTGTAAGTGTGGGGTTCCAAAGGTTTTGACTTCCAATCGTAATCGTTCCATTCCAACAAAGCCACTGACCCAGTTCATGAATTTCAGAGCATATTGTCTGTTCTGTATATACATTGAGGAGACTTCCATCTTGTTGGTTTCAAGTATTGATCGTTTTGCCAACAAATCGTTACGTCTTTTTATTCTCTCATCATAGGCAACTAGTTGACTGCTACCGTCATAATTACCGATCAGATAATCATCAAGTCTTAGTGACTGCTCCTTGTTGTCAGCAAATGTAAGGCCATAGATGGACAGAGCCGTACTATCTATCAATGCTATTGAAGCATCTGACTGGGCAGACACAAGCATTGTAGCACTGAATGGACTGGCTGTGTAATGGCTTACACTATAGGCTCTATCATTGAATGGCATCTTGGCTACTGACGATGCGAATGCTGGGTACAATGAGAACTTGGCTTCTATTTTACGACACTCACGGGCAATCGCTCCAAACTCATCATAATATCTATTACGATTGTCCTTACCACCCGCCAGATTGATGGTGTTCCAAATCTCAGATGGAGAGAATGCTTTGAATTCTATAGCACGGGTACCTATTGTCTGAGGATTTACTATAAGTTGAAGGCTCAGTGCATCATTACCAATGGCATATATATGCTCAAACTGTAGTGTTGATTTTCCACGAACAAATAGGCCAACCTCAGTATCTTGATATCTCAAAGGGAGATAGCCATTGGCACCGGGAATGTCCTCTACAGTGCCAACCAGAATATCATTTACATATAGATAGAACCTACGAATTACGCCTGATGGGTTTGTGCTGTTTGGGACTACCTTATACTCTTTCATCTCTACTGCCAAATCATATACATTTGATGCTTCCGGTATTAACCTACCACGATTATGTTGTGATCCGGTGGTTACCCTTACATCCATATATGTTGAGAACAGTTTTACGGCTACATTATATTTACCACCCGTATTCTTAAGGGTTCCTCTGTTGATTTTATAGAAGTTTATATTCGGAAATACAATATCCTTGACTGCTGGATTGGTAACTGAATTATCAAGACTGGAAATTTCACTGCTATATGAACCATCAAGAGCCGCTATTTCAAAATAATATCCATCATCAGATAGTCGTGTTCCACCTATTCTTGAACTGAAGAATACTAAGCCACCACCAGAACCATATACGGTTTCGGTTTTTGCTTCATCACCCTCACCAGTAGTATATGTTCCCAGTTTTGCTGAACCTAATGGTGTTTGTTGAGCCTTATCCTCTGTTGGAGTTGCCTTTTCAATACCCACAATTCCTATACGAGTACCAAATACGGAGTATCCATTACCCGTAAGTTTCTTCAACCTCATGGTAACTTTATCCACAGCCGCATCTGGAGGACCAGCAATGGTCAATGCTGACGACCTCATAATGCGTTTATCCTTTGATAGTGCCGTAGCACTCTGAGGTGTTATGTTTGCTGGGTTCATTCCAATCGGGGAGTATTGTGAGTGAATAGGGTTGTACATGAAGTTGCTTATCTTAGAACTTCCTGTGGTGGTGGCTCCGAAAACACTGCCGACTATTGTAAAATTACTCAGTGCCATATCTCCATATATTGTGTCATAGGCAGTATCACTATGGTAATAGGCTGTTGCTCCAAGCCAAGTAGTAGGTTCAGCCTCATGTGTCATTATAGGAGTGTTGTATACTCCCCGGCCATGCCTTCTAACTCTTATGGCGCTATTTATTCCTTCAAGTTCTGTCCATATTCTCAATAGGCCAGTGGGAACACCTATTTGATCATTGTTGGTTGTTTGCTTAAACCCTACTCCTCCCCGTAATTCTTCAAGGTGATTGGCCGATGTCACCCAATGTAATTTGCCAGCAATAGAATACTGCTTGGCATCATAACGAATCACCTCTCCATCAATCATGAGAAAGCCCTCATAGTTTGGTAGTAGACGGCCCCATAACCCTACATCAACAATGGCATTCTTTACAATAGTTGTTTCGGTACTTGCCAATGGATCATATACTGGAATAGCATTGGTCAGTCTAGTGTTTAATACTGCTACCCCCAACGATGACTGCTCAAGTTCTGAGGCATCCCATAATGGAGTGACTTTATAGCCAAGTAGGGCACCCTGCTCTCCTAGTTCATATGATGCGTTTTGATTTAATGGAGTGAAATTCAACATCTCCGCTCTTGCAAGTTCCCTATTGGTGAATTTAATCTCTGCGTCAGCAACAATATCAATTGAGGCACTATCTATGCTTTCAATGTTTGGACGAAGGTTCCCCATTTTCTGACCTCGTAGAGTATATATTGCATCAGTACCAAAATGTTTACGAGGCATCACAACAAAATTATTGTACTCGTCAAAGAACATGGCAGACTGAGTTGCCACTGACAATGCCTGTAGTGCTTCTGCCACATTCATTTCCTCACTTACAAAGTAATAGGGAATGATAGTTTCTACTGATGCAAGTCCATCCTTGTCCACTCCTTCACTGAACTTGAACATATAATTAGTGAAACCAATTGTGTCAAGCACAGTGGCAACGGCCTTGGACAGTGAGCATTGTTTCAAAACTATATTCGGACAGTTACGTTCTTCAAAGTAGAATGTTAAGTCTCTTAGGTCCGTAGAAGTTACGTCCGTTCCAGATACGACTGTCGGAGTTCCAGTGGCATAAAGAACTTTACATGGAATACAATAATGCTTTGGCTCGGGTAGATCAGTACAATGAATTATTTCACATAATATAAACTTGGAGTTCTTGTTTATACGATCCGCCAAGAGAGATCCCTTACCAGTGTTATGATCAAATGCTATCTCCTTGTTCAGAAGCATGTCTATATTCGATATATTAATTGATCCACTAGATACTGACATATCTCCAACTGGTAGAACATTATCTTCAGAAATTGCCTTGTCCAGTGAATATGCCTCAACATTATTGGAAATATCTACCACAAGTCGAGGGGATAGTTCAATCAACTCAAAGGGTCTGAATGGGGAGAGCATTGTCTGAACCACTATGCGTAAGCCATACATCAATTTGAAATCTGAATATTGTCTATACATACTGTTGGCAGGGTTATAGAATGTTGGATCAACTATCTTCTCTATGGCATAGTTCTTTGGATCAAGTAAAGAATCTATTGCTGTCCATTCACGCCTCATTGCTCCGTGATTGACCCATTTACTTCCATCATAAATATATAGAGTACCCAGTTGTATATTATTAGCACCCACCGAATATGCATCACCATGAGTGGATATCAGTGGGAGATGTGCAACAGTTGGAACCTCTCCACGATATTCAAGTTCATGGTATAAACTGGGTGCTGGATTAACAATCATATAAACAAGATCAAGTGTGCCAGTTTCAGGATTTAGTATGTCTTGGTCAAAATCCATGAAACTATATATGTCTCTCCAAGTGTCAACATCCAGATATTGAATCTTCCACTCCCTTGGTATTGTTGAATTATATGGATTGCTCAATGGATCAGTTCCCAGAGATTTACTTCTGTTGAAGAATTTACCTATGCCAGTTTGTATCTTTACAGTAATTTTGTTTGCCGGTACTGGTCTATTATAAACAATAAAAGGATTAGCATTTTGAATGGCATAGGCGGGTTGGGCATTGGAGTTAGAGGTTAGATTAGTTCCACTAGATAGGCCAGTCGTTCCAGTGGTCCATGAAGTCCAATACTTGAACTCGTCCTTGATTGATGGTACATAGTACCTTGGCCTACGAACCGATTTGAAATCATCAAGATATACCTGTTTGGTACTGAATGGCATCACTGTCTTCAGTATTCCGCTTCTAGGTCTGAACTCAGTAAAACAATCGGCTAGATTGAAGTAGTCAGACTTTGGACGCTTACCAAAAAAAATCAGTTCATCCTCTGTTATAGACTTACGCATCTCAGTTGTTATGAAATCATGCTTTACATATGTGTTTGGATCGCCAAGCCATTTGTCTGTCACTTGTCCAGCCTTGAACACTCCAAGAGCATTGACATTAGTGGGATCGTTTTGGTTCAACTCCACAATACAAAGGGCCTCGATATCCAGTGTCTGACGTGTATCTACATATTCAGATAGTACTGTATCTCGATACATTAGACTTCCTCCAACGTCATAGATACATCCCATAGGTCTAATGAGTATATGTCTGATCCAACTTTATACCCGCCACTTCTACCGACTACATCATATGAGAAATCAGAACATATAACTTCATATACTCTGGAATACCCATTGATAAATTCTATTTCCTGAATTGATGGATCGACATTGTTGTCGATATTGATGAAGGCCCACATAGAGCCTCTATGCTTTTGCCACCAGTCAAGCATTTCAGCGCCACCAGCGCCACCATCAACAGTGAATTTGGCACAACGATTCTTGTTAGTTACCCACCAAGCAAAGCCACCATGATTTGAGTATGATCGTGAAGGTATATTATCCCATGATAGTGGAAGAGTCATTTTATCGGCAATGAAGTATGAGCGCATATCACCATTGATCATTCTTCTTTGGTCACCAATCCTTTGTACGCCAAAATCTGCCGATGATCTATTATGATCTGATAAGAATATATAATCAATCCCCTCAACACCTTCTGGAAGCCATACCTTGTAATTTGTTGAGTAATGATATTTACCGGGATTATTAGATAGAGTAATCAAATTAGGACGTGAGTATTCCCATCTAGTACGAAAATAATCAATTTGCTCTTGGTCGGTTGCCATTACTTCCTTCTTACCTTACTGTTGGTTGCTCGCTGTATTTCTCCCATTACCACTCTTGCAACTTCACGGGCATCACTGGCCTCACTGATGTTCAGTACCATATCATAGTTATTATACACTGGTCCCTCAACACTACTATTTGATGAGAAATCTTGTGGAGATATTCCAGCATTCATTGCAACAAGAGGTTTGACACCAATTCTATCAACAGCACCCTTATTCATCACAAACTCACCGGGAGTGAGCATGGATGGAACAGTATCCTTGTTCCCCATACCGGGAATCAATCCACCATTCTTATAATTTAAAATGTGAGCATGGTTAAGATGTCGATCAGTGTCAGACCTTGATCCACTATAATGACTATATGGCCTCCAACCATCCCATGAACCATAACCAGTAACACGATCATCAAAAATGATACCTTTGACACCCAATGGACCCTTCCACTTCTCAGCCCACCTAGCAAGTTCCCATCCCTGAGCATTACCAGCACCCTTATATGGCTTTGATGGCCAGTAGTCAACTGCCTTACCGGAGCCGTGCTCACCATTACTCATATAAGTAGTTCCTCTGGCCCACGGGAAAGCATCCTTGACATATCTCATCATTCGCACAGCACTTGGCTTTATCCAACTGGCACGTTCTGCTGACATTCCACTTGGACCGGGTTCACTAGTTGCCAAACCGGGAATAGGACCACTGGGAATATATGTTGCGCCTGTGCCCATAGCCCAAGGAGCGGCAGCAAATGCTCCACTCATAGCGGATTTCATCTTAGGTTCTTTGGCTAGTTTTTCAAGTGCTGGATTAAGAATAGCATCAAGGAATGGAACCTCACCACCAGCAGCAAATTTGTGCATTCCATAATCTGCTGGGACACCCTGATTCATTCGTCGTAGATTCTGAGCACCGATCCTGTCTACCGCCGACTTTCTCATGACAAATTCGCCGGGAGTTAGAAGTGCTGGAACACTGTCTTGGCCACCAGTACCGGGAATAGTACCACCAGTAGCAAATGTCCCACCTCCCGACGTTGGCCCAGTGCCATTCTCCTCATTCTCCTTTTCCTTTTCCTTAACCCAATCGTCATATGTTGGAACTTTTCCAGTCTTAATGTATTCCATAGCAATTGCTAAAGTGTTGGCCAAGCCACCAGCAGGAATGACAGCGTTCCATTTGTCATATACTTTTTCACTTCCCGCCAGCATTGCGCTAATATCTCCTTGCAAGTCAGATATTTGTTGTTCTGCTGCGGCAAGTCCATCTTGCCATAAAGTTATGTTGGAATTAATTTTTTCACGAACAGCATCAATTCCCTCGCCCTCAACTTCGTATTTCTTTCGAATAACTTCAACTTGTGCCTCTAGTTCTGCAACTATTGCCTTCTCTTCATCAACTCTTGCCTGAGCAGCAGCCAACGAGTCATTGGCCGATTGCAAAGCAAGATCCCTCTGACGATTCTCCTCATCAATACCATTGATATTGGCCTTTTGATATTCAAGATTAGTTCTAGTTGTATTTAGCATCAAGGACATAAGATCGGCTTTACGCTGTAATGGTTCGACCCTTTTTTCATTTATGTTATAGATTTGATCTTCATATGCAAGAATCTTCTTCTCACGTTCAGCAATCTTCTTCTCAAGATCACTTATAATCTTGTCTTGTTCTGGAGTGGTATTGCCAGCGCCCTGTCCCTGAGTTTGCTGTAGTGCTCTATCTTGTAGGCTAGCACTATATTCAGATACATTCTGGTTGGATTGAAGCATAGACTTAACAGCACTGGTAACATCGCCCTGTGCCAATGCCGATGCTATATCAACAGATGTTTGTTGTTGTTTATTGATAAACTCATGTTCAGCCCTGATACGAGCAAGGATTTCTGCCTGCTTCTCATAGGCATCATTTACTTCTTCTACCTTTTTCTGTGCCTCTTCCTGAATATCATTGATCTTACGCTGATCAAGTTCATTGAGTCTGGCAAGATCGTCGGCCTTTTCTTGAATTGGGGCAATAACCTTCAATTGAATGGACTGAATCTTGTTTCCAATCTTATCTATCTGATATTGAGCATCGGCAAATGAGTCGATAGATGTTCCAAAGGCTTTATTAAACTTTTTAACGAATTGACCCAGCACTCTTTCTTCAAGATGAATACGAGCAATAGTAAGATTTGCCTCAACCTGAATAACTTTTTGTTCTTTTTCAACCTGAGCCAAAGACTTCTGAGCATCCTCAAGACGATCAACAACTGCCAGTGCCTGCTGTGCCTCACCTATTGATGTTTCAAAAGTGCTTTTTGCCGTAAGTGCTTGTTGCTGCATACCAACAACAGCCGCCAGAGTATCTTGTTGTTGAATTGACAACTCATTTATATCAATTCCCTTTGAAATAAGCATCATGGCATTTTGACTTAATTCAAGGGGATCTATGCCAGAGGCATTAGCCTCTATAACCCACTCATCAAATTTCTCCTGACTATACCCCTTCGCCTTACCTTCCTCCGAAGTCATATAGTCTTGAACAGTTTTATATGCTGTGCCTCTAAATTCATCCAGCGCCTTCTGTGCGGCCTCTATCTCTGCCTCTATTCCACCTGTTAGTGCTGCGGCTAAACCCTCCTCTAACTGGAAAAGTGTTTGCTCGGATGTGCCATACAAATATTGAATATCTGCCAAAATTCTTGCATAGTCTTTAGCACTATCAGCACTATTTATTAACATATCTGTTAAACTATTAAGTGCTACAGTATAAGCAATTGCTGATTCACGAACATTTTTGTTTAGATCATCATATAGAGATAGAAGGTGCTCATACTTAGTAGTCCCACTAGGCGGCATAGCAGGGGTTGGTACTACTGCGCCGGGACCGTAACCACCGGGGCCTTGTGTCGCAGGGCCACCGGGAGGCTGTCCTGTACCATAGCCATCCGGTCCCGCTACTGCGGGAGGACCAGCCGGTGGCTGTGGGGGGAGACTTTCCTGTGGTGGTGGTGGTCCTGTAGGTGCGGTCAGTCCAGTTCGCAATTCCATACGAGTAGTATCAATTTGAAATCCAATATCACCAAAAGTTAGAAATAATTCTTGTAACTGTTTCTTTATCTCTTCTGGAAGTGGTACTTTGCCACTAATCAATCCAGCCTTCAATGAGGCTGGTAGTTGTTGTAGGAAAGCATCCAATATAATTTGGATGTCAGAATCTTCCATTCCTCTGCCACGCATTTCTAAGGTTAAGGCTCTGATTTCACTGTCAATACCAAGATACTGTCCACGCTTTTCCTGCTCGACCAAATCATTGATTCTCTTGTTCCATGCTGAATCAGGGCTGTTCAACTGCTCACTCAACATGGTGGCAAGTTCTGCGTTTCCACCAGACAATGCTTCCACTAATCCGGTACTATCAAATATGCTTCTATTACCACCCAAATTATATTGGTCTGTAAGTTGTTTTCCAATCTTGTCCCAAGAGGCAGCAGCATTTTGGGATGAGTCTATTGCTTCCTTCATGGCTTTAGTATTAGCCTTGACCTGTACCACAAAGCCCGCTAATGCTCCTGTAGCGGCACCTATTGCTGCCCCCCAAGGACCAAACATCATGCCCAAGCCAGCCCCTGTAGCACCCCATGACAATGCTTTACCGGCCACATCTCTGGCTCCACCACGCTCATCACTAATGGCGTTACCTAGAGCACCACCAGCAAGTCCTAATACAGCACCACCAACCATTCCAGCACCTAGACCATATTTGGCATACTTGCCACCAACAGCATTTTTAATACCAGAGAATCTTCCAGTGGCGGCTGTTCTTCCACTTAGATCACCCTTACCAATGATACCCGCCAAACCGCCACCCTTTGAAATGTTATTACCAAATAGCATGACAGCCGTACCGGCAATGGTAAGTGCATCCCCAAATTTGCCAAGACTGTCAGACAGTCCAGTAAACTGTCCTGTTATCATTGAGAAAGCAAAGAATATTGATGATGGATCAAACGGCATCTTTCTTCTTCTACCGCTATCATCATCATCGTCAATCGTAACTGGTACTGGCTTATTCCTACCCCTACCGGGATCTGCGCGTTCAATCCTTGCTATAGCATTCGCTCTTGCGGCCTCTTTATCAGTCTCCCCACTGACAGTTTCAAACTTTCTGTCTACAAATTTAGAGTCATAATGAGATAGAAGAGCACCGGCATATAGCCCAGTACCACCAGAGAATATGCCTTTCTTCTTACCCTCAGCAAGCGCCCGTTTCTCTGCATTAACAACTGCATTACCTATGGCTACCTGTCCAGTTGGATCAATGATATGTCGGCCCTTTGAAACATCTTCAAGTGCTCTTTCTGACATGTTTATGGCATGTTCTAATTGCTTGAACTCATCACTGGTGCTGTCAAGCAGCATCTGCTGCTCTTTCATTGCTTTAACACTTAGATTGATTTCATGCTCAACAGCATCGAATTGCTTACCCATCTTGGACAGGTCTTCATATAGTTGATTAATGGCATGTTGGTCATAGACTATGTTTTCAGGATGAACCATTGGCTCACCAGTTATAGGATCTTTATCTGGACGAACAAGGTGAGAGGCATCAACCCTCGTCTTGCCTTCCTGCTCATACGTCTCCATCATTTTCTTTATGGCTCTATCTCTAAGTTCTATTTCGTCATAAAGAATACCCTTGACATGTTCTATTGCAGTTGCAAGATCAGGAACCCAACTCTTTAAATCATCAATAAGTTCTGGTGATGCGCCCTGCTTAATTAGTTGTTCATTTACGGTACGCTTTCTGCGAGTTCCCCCAGCAAGCAAACTCAATGTTCCATTATTCATAGCATTGAGAATGCCACCGAATTTCCTAGACGCCTTCTTATTAACTACCACTTCTCCGGGGGTAAGCATTGCCGGAACAGTATCTTTATTTCCTGTACCCGGTACATATCCACCAGTAGCCCTCTGAATAGCGGGCATGAACATACCCTTAAGCCTACCCGTTGGCGCTTCCCTTATATTGAATGGTGATCTAGTTTTTTCGGTAGTGCCCTGCTGTTGAGAAATATGCGACTGCTTTCCTCCAAAAAGATTCATGTAGATGAAATTGTCATCCATTAAATTACCATAGAATGATCTTCCAGAACCTTTTGTACGCCACTCCATAAATTTGTCAAAGATGATTTTATTCAATAAACCTGTACTTGGTCGTGGCTTCATTCTCTGTGCAGCAACAGTAGAAATTGGATGATTTTTAGTTGAACCCAATACATTATTTATCAAGTGATTATCCCAAATTAGATCACCTTTATAATTCCAAGGCTTGGTTCCTTTGCCACCCTTCAACATTGCCTCGTTAAGTATTTTTTGCCTACTGGAAGCATTTACATGTGATTGGTCCCATTGAGTGTAGTCCATACCGGACTCTTTAATTGCCTGACCAATTACTTTATTTTGACCAAGTTGCTTAAGAATGCCAGACATCACTCCGATTTCTGTGGCCTTATATGCAAGAAGATTTGTCTCAGCATCATTTTTAATCTTTTGCAATTGGCTTGGATCACCACTAGCCTCTGCCTTGGCTATCTTTTCTTCGGCGGCCTTTTGTCTTTTTGCAGCCAAACGTGTAAGTTGTGGAGCACCACCTCTGGCAAATCCTTGTAGTGTTCCGGCATTCATTGCTGCTAGTGTTGAGGCATTGGCTTTGGCTGCTTTTGCATTGACAACAAATTCACCGGGAGTTAGAAGAGCAGGAACAGTATCCTTATTACCGCTACCCCCGACAGTTCCACCAGTGGCATAGCGCCGCCTTGCGGTTGGTCTAGGTTCATTGAATGCAGACCCAGTTGCTATTGCCGCTGCCTTACGCTGTTCCCACAGCCTTACATTCTTTTGGAGTAGTTTATTCTCAGCAACCAGTTGGGCATCAACCTTTGCAAGACTTTGAACAAGCGATAGATTCTCTGTAGCAACCCAAGCCGTATCCTTGCCCCAATTTCTAAGCCAGTTTACAAGTTTCAAGCCATTACCCAAAAGGTTTTGAACTTGGCCAACAAGCATCAGGAACAATGGTGCGGCTACGCCAACAATAGCGGTGAAACCAATAACCACCTTCTGTAGGAATGATGGCATGTCATTGAACTTATCAATTACCTTGGCCGCTCCTTCGACCAATGGAGTTATGAAATCTAGAATAACCTTGCCCAATGGAGCGAGAGCGGCCTTTAGCCGTGTTACTGCTGCCTCAAATTTGGTCAAACTGGACTCGCCAAGTTTTCCTAATTCCTTCTGAGAAATCAGTGCCGCTTCAAGTTTTCCTGTAGTGGCAACATTCTTTGCTTCTAGAGCCTGAGTGCCCTTACCAATATTTGAAAGTAGAGCATTCATACGAGCAAATTGATGCTTACCGAACAATTCTTCAATAACCTGTTGCTTTTGAACCTGTCCAAGTTTGTTCAATGAATCGGCAAGAGTCTCTACAACGAATATAACGCCCTCACCATTCTTTTCAGATTGTGCCCATAGTTTAGGAAGTGACACACCTATTGACTCTAATGTCTTTGCGGCCTCTTTTGATGGATTTAGTAGTGAGCCAAGACCAGACTTCAAGGCATTGGCACCTTCAGCAGCAGTAACACCACCCTCTCGTAGTGCTGCCATGAACACACCGAGGTCTTGAATGTCACCACCCAGCCCTTGGACAACAGTGGCAGCCTTTGGAATGGCAGTGGTCATGTCATCCATAGTTACCATTGTCTGGTTTTCCAGTTGGTTCAGGAAGTTGATGGATTGACCAAGTTCCTGATTGGACATTTTGAATGTTGACTGCATTGCTATGGTTGCTTCCATAGCCTTCTGCATTTCAAGTTGTCCAAGTACGGACAGTTTGGTAGCACTCTCTACCTGTGAGGTTAACTGCTGACCCTTGAAGCCTGCCCCAGCCGCCTCTGCCGCTAGTCCAACAGTGTCGGCAACTGCTACACCATACTTAGTCCATTCAAGAGCCAACTTCTTGACGCTTTCGGCCATTTCATTTGTTTGCTCTACTGAAGTAGAGATATCACCATATACCCTCTTGAACTTGACCAACTCTTTTTCAAGATCAGAGAATGACTTTACGGCAGCACCAGCGGCAATGGTCAATGGGACAGTAAAACCAACAACCAACTGCCGACCAGCCCACTGAGTATTCTTACCCATATTGATCATAGCGGTAGCATTGTCGTCAAGGATCTTCCTCTGTATGCGAAGCATTTCATTTTGCTTCAACATACCCTTGATAAATCTATCCTGATCACCAAAGTTATAGCCTCTGGTCATTGATGCTACACGACTTTCGGCTAATTGATTCATTTGCTTATCAAGTTTTATGATAGTTTGCTTGGCACGAATGTCACCAGTTAGGAGTTTTGAGGATGCTTTGCCAGTATTCAATGCTTGATTCAGTCTAGCGGCACTAGACTGAGAGGTAGAGATTTGAGTATTCAATGCTCTGATCTGATTCTGGACAGCCTTGGCATTAGTCTCAAAATTAATGATCACATCAAGTTGGGCCATTTATTTCTTCCACCATTCGCTATCATCTGAATTGAAATATGTCAAGCCTTGGCCTATGCCAAAGCCTTCCATCTGTGCATTCTTACCTGACAATGCCAAGATATCACTAGAGTCCTTAGCCAAGCCTCCACTGAATGCGCGGGCCTTGATGTCTTCCCAAGTGGTGTTCTTTCCAGAACTCTCATCAAGATCAATACCCTTGAGGGCAGCAAAGAATTTACGATTATCGTAATTGTTCTCTCTCACAGCATTTAGTGTGGCAAATATTTCTGGCATTGACATATTCTCTTCCAACTCGTCATAATTCTTCCATATTCCGAGTAAGAACACCTCCGATTCATATTTAGCAAGGTCCAAGTCACTCCAACCTTGGCCCTCGCCTATCGGTTTGGGGAGGCATCATCAAGGACAATTCCTGAAGCCCCTTCAACAATCCGATACATGGTTGGCAAGTCTAGGAACTCTTCAAGTTCTTCTCTTGTTATTCCTTCTTTTGTGTACTGTCTCATTGCTATTTCACAACAATCAATAAGGATGTCCAGTGACTTAACATTATCTGAAACGACATCTTCAAGACCTTTGATTATCGTCATAAACTCTCTCAAGTATTTAATTTTCAATGGCTTACATTCAATTTCTTTACCATCGTCCAATTCAATCTTAATAATATCAACTACAGTTGTAGCCACTTACTCCTCCTAGGGTTGTTTGCAATTATAGCATAAAGTAAAACGGACCCCCGAAGGGGTCCGTTAAACTAATACGACTATTATTATGTAACTGTTACGTTAGGTACATAGGTACGATCAACAATTTGACCATATCGGCCCTGATTGTCTGGTAGTAGTCGGAACGATACATCGAATACAGATGCTTCATCACGCTTGGCTGAAACAGTAACGCTTTCAATTGAAAGCACTCTGTAAGCAGTGTAAATGCGCTCGTTAGCCTCTCCAACTGCACACTCACCTTTACCAGCACCTACAGCAATCAGTTGCTTCTCTACCGGACATTCACCTAGTTCTCCTGAAGTTAGGTCTAGAACTTCTGATGGTGTATCCCAGTTTCCAGTTGTTGCTCCATCAAGTTGGTATAGTGGTCCAGCAGACTGTACTTGCTCTGTTGATGCGATAGCAAATGCAAGGTTCTCCAGCGTTGCTTCTGCAAATGAAGTGTTAAGGGTAACTGTCATTCCAGACTTGTACATCTTTGCTACGTCAAGCAACTGGTCAACCTGCACCTCTCCAAACTCAGGAGCAAACTGTAGTTCAAGACCGTTTGATGTGTAGCCAACATTTCTCCAAATAGCACTGTTAGTTGTGCTTGAAAGAGTTTCCTTGTAAGAAGCATCGTTTGCGCTTGGGGCTGGAATAGTAGCATCTTCGTCAGCAACAAAGATAGCGGCAGCACCAACGATAATATTGGCTTTGTTTCCTCTAGTATATGCCATTTCAATCTCCTTTCATATAAAATATTGGCGATTTCCTCTGGCCATAAGTATACCATTATTTATATCTTTTTCTAGCATAGAATGTAGTTTACTTCAAATGTTATATTCACCGAATATGTCTGTCTGAGGCTGTCTCTACCGGACGCTTGTGTGAGTTGCCACACATCAACATTGGTTATTCGATATTTCTCTATATCAAAGTCTATTGCTTCTCCATCCCAGAAACTGAACATGTGAACCATAGTCTCTCTAATCTCTAGGATTTCGGGTATCTTTCCAACCAGTGTGTATATAACCTGTTCTCTGCGCTCTCCAAAGACTTGTCTGTTAGGCTGTAGCGATATTGAATCATAGAGGAAGTATGGCTCACTATCCCATGCAATATCTCCTGCGAAGTTATCCGCTACTGGAAAGAATGGAATGAAATCCTCTCCATACTTCAATCGGTATTTATTATACTTATTGTTGAACTCCATGCTTTCATCAGGTTCATTGAGTGCTGGATCTTCTTTGAGTTTACCCCATATGTATTTATTTAATTCTAATGCGATCATAGAAACCTCTCCCGTCACGATACCCGCCAGAATCACTGAATTGGGAAGGCTTGACTGTTCCGCCGCGAGTGTTGATCATAATGTTTCGTCTAGCAATAAAGAATTCTGCAAATGTCCTTCCAAAACTTCCAGTGGTATGGACTCCACCGGGCTTGAATGTAAACGATCCAGTCCTGAACTCTTCATCACCTATAGGGACATTCTTATCTGTTTCAAATGTAACCATGTCTCCGCTCTCCATCATCTCTGCCTTATTGGTAAACACATGTCCATTATCATTTGGGGTGACGGATGGCAGAAACTCATACTGAATCAGAGCACTGTTTCCGGCAGGTAGAACTCTTAGTGAAAACAATCTGGCACCTGAATCTCCAACAGAATTCCATTCATATACATGATGGAACTTATGGGGATTCGCTCTTGCTAGAGCATCCACATATAAGTTGAATTCTTCTACCAATATAAAGGCAGACTTCATTTCTTGTTCACGTTCACTTTGTTGTATACCCCGAAAAAAGCCATTGAAATATCCTAACAAATCGCCACTCTTAGATAATTTCATATGGCACCGGCATAGGTATGTCTTGTGACTGATCTATAGACCTATAAATTTGAGTATCAAAATGTAGAACTTCTCCGAATGGGCCTTCAACTGGAGTTGACCCTCTCAATTCAAATAGTGTGGGCAAGCCCTTTCTTGGTCCAGCAGTCTCTATTCTATTAGGATGCTTGAAGCCAATCAAAACTTCTGAAGCAGAGTGAAGATTGCCATCACTATCTATTCTTAAGTCCTCTTCTGTTTGTCCGTTATATATTTCTTCCCAAGTATTCTGCTGACTTACATCATACATTCTTCGCTGCGTTGGAATAAAGTAACCACGTTCCATTCGATCATATACCCATTGTCTATGCATGCTACCATAACTATCTTGTGACTGTATTGAGTAATAAACCCAAAATTCATCTGTGTAAGATAGTGAGTCGATACACACATAGGGTAACATTTACAACACCTTCGGTCTTATTGAACCCAATACATATTTAGATAGTATATTGTCAACATAAAGATTTCCCGTACCACCAATAACTTCTGGCATGTAGTAAATAGATTGACCACTGGTTCTCCAACTCTCTATGTATTTATTGAAGTATCTATTATTACCACAAGCAATATCATTGATAAGCAATAATGTTACCAGTCGAATATCATTTGGTATAACTGGCCATCCAGCCTCAACATCAAAGACATAATCCCAGCCAAATTTGAATTGTGGACTGTCATATCTGTTGTACCAAGTAATGCTGTGTTCCATACGGTTGTCAGTATTGAAACCGGCATCCCTAACCACTCCATATAGATTAACCCACGGCTTATAGAAAAAGTCCCCTCCATCTTCCCAAACAACCACATTGTTTTCTCTTACTGAGAATACTTTGTTTATACGGTCGTCAGTAGTGGCAAAGTCACTACCATTTCCAACAACGTGAATATCTTTACGAGTAAAGATGAACTCATATCCAACAATCGAATTTATGAGTTGTCTGGCAACGTGCTCATATTCTAGGGCTTGCTCTAAATTGATCTTACCTTTCATATAATCAACCGCTGCCTGAGCATCAACATATGGTCGAGTCGATACTACGCTGTCCAAGTACACTATATTGCCAGAAATAGTAGATACTTCTAGCGCAAACCATCCATCATACTTGGTATATTTTTCTGGTAGTTGAATCGTTAGGACACCATTGACATCAGATATCAGAGGATTGTCTTCATGATCAATTACCTCCAGATGATTCTGATCAATCATTCGGATGAGGTAGAGAGTGTTGGGTGATAGTGTTACGGCAACAACTCCGGTCAATGTCTCCATGAAAGAATTATATCATAGAAACGTAAAAGAGGCTCCCCGTTGGGGGAGCCTCTAGTACTATTCAATTTTATTATGGTGACACTAGGTCAAGAGCCAGTGAGGCTGCATGAGTTTCTTCAATTGCAATTCCGAAACGTGCATACACAGTATATTCAACTGTGTCCTTCTTTGGCTTGAACTCGTTGTGTACGGTGATATCTCTTTGGAATCCCCAGATGTTATTCTGTGGGAAGGTTAGGAGAATTACATCCTGTCCATCGTTGCCCAATAGAGGAACTTCCTGTAGTGGGATACCAATAACGCGGTAGCGCACTGGATCACCAATAACATTGGGAACGTCGCCATCAATAATACGAGTCCGTAGTTGTTCTGATGTTAGGTTACCAGTTACACCAAGGGTGTTCAAGGTGTCTGTGAATGCATTGGTTGATGCATAGAAGCGTAGGTCACGCTTTACTCCACGGAACTTCCGAGGAATAGCCTTGACCAGTGCTTGATAAACCTCAACATCAATCTCAGCAGGAATCTCTACAACAGCCTGATTTGGATCAGCATCAATAGCATCCTTATACTTCTTTAGGAAACCGTCAGTTCCAAGGATACCTAGGAACGGATCAGCACCTGTAACAGCATTGATGGCTAGATCCTCAAGATCAGCAGCGAACTGAGCGGTCATACTGCGAGCAATATGATCCTCCAGTGCGTTGCCCTCAATGTTGTCCTCCAAACCTTCAGTTGAGACTTCCCAGTCCAAACGAACTTTACGAGTTGATAGTTCGATCTTGGAGAAGTTCACCTGAGCATTGGTATAGGTTGCATCGGCCTGTGCTGCTGCTCTAATTACTCGCTCACCAACACCGATCTTATTAAGTTCGGCAGTGTTGGCTCGTAGAGTCAGACGACGACCCTCCTTGGACCATACCATGTTGTCCCATAGGTACTCAATGAACTGGCGAGACTGCTCAGGACGAAGGATACCACCACCTTGCGTACCGGAGAATACTGCTGGCTTACCGGGGGCAGAGCCACCAGCAAACGTACCAACATCTCCAGCAGGAGGTGTGGTAACAGCATGTACGCCACCCGCCACAACTACACCCGCAGTTGTTGCTTTTTCAATTACACTTTCTGCCATTTTATTTTCACTCCTTTCTTTAGAATTTCGTTAATAGGTCAGCGGAGAGGAACCGCCCACCCCATATAGATTTCTCTATCTTTTCTTCCTGAACGACCTCGCCAAGATCGCCAGACTTACGGACAGCGGTATCAGCCTCTACTGATTCAACTCGCTTGTCAAACTCTGATACGGTTGACTTGACTGCTACTAGATCCTCTTTTAGGCTATCTACCCCCGAAGCGGTGCTGTCAAGGTTTCCCTTCAATTCTTTTAGTTGCTCAACAATCTGAGAGAAAATCTCATTTGTTTTCGTATCCCTCTCCTGAATGAGAGCATTCAATTTGTCCAACGCCTCCGTCAAGATATTTGCGTCATTGACTGCGCTTGCAGCGGCCTCAACAGGAGGCTCTGTAACGGCCTCTTCCGTCACCCCGGCAATCTCTACCAGTGGCTCGCTCGCAGGCTCCTCAGCGGCGCTCACAGGCTCCACGGGGGCGCTCACGGGCGACTCTACGGCTGCCTCTACAGGAGCATCAACTGCCACGCTATCAGTTACTTCTGCCATCTTCTCCAACTCCTTTTCTTCTATATTGTTTGCGATATCAGAGAAATGACTAACAGCCTTTTCAATGGAAGTGATATTAGCAAATGGATTGGCAGGATTATCAACTAGAGATAACTCAGATAGTTCATAGTCCTTGATTACTCTCACAGTATTACCATTATCATCTATAACTGTCTCTGAATCTAAAATGTCACCAGCAATGCTAAAACCATTTAAGGTTCCATCAATAACTTTCTCCCAAGTATCGGGAGCGCCTTTAGAAATATATGTTCGCACAAAAATTCCGTCATATACTTTGTTAGTAACTTTATCAAAATACTTTTCTACGCCAAATGACAATACCCGGCCAGCAGCAATCTTGGAGTGTAACTCTCTAACATTTCCTCTAAAACGCTTGAATGCTTTAATGGAACCCTCCGTTGATACAACGTCTTTCTGCTTGTCAAGATTATCTAATGTGGCAAAGCCAGATACTATTCTATGCTCTTTGTCCACTTTAGCAAATGGCATATTGTATATAACTTTATCATTCATGAGATTTATTATACCATTAAAATTATTCTTTTGAACCTTCACCCTTTGGATTTCTACCGGAGACTGTAGAAGTACTGTCAGAGTTATTATCCACCCTTGTTTTATCTCTTTCACGACTACCATTTGCCTGAGCGTTCTGCTCTGCCTTGATTTGAGGTTTTGGTTCTACTATGTCATCTCCACCAGACCTAGCGGGCATTCCCAACTCATTTCTAACTTCGTTGGGAGTAACAATTTGGTTACGAATTAGTCGCTCATAAATTTGAGACTTGGACAATTCATCAGTCAATGTTAATTCATTCAAGTTGAATGTGACGGCATCAGTCTTCTCCTTAATGATTTTATTGATAGCACTCTCAAATATTCTTTGTGTAGGAACAACCACCTGTTCCTTGAACATTCTATCTGATGATAATGCAGAAGCAATGTTAGAACCACTTCCACCACCTACCCGCGATTCTGGAACACCATGAGCGATCAGAATATCTAACTTATTGCGCTCACGATAGTTTTCCCATGCTCCATCAAGTAACGCATCATCTACTCTATGCAATTTGAACTCAATTGGATTTCCCATTGGGTCTTGTGGTAGTGGCATGAACAGTGTTCTGTGAGGATTACCTCTAAGCGAAGATTGTAGGAATTTGAATAGTTTGTCCTCTGCCGTAGCACTTAGGCGTCCACCAGTAAGAGTGGCAATGTATCTTGGGGTTGCTGAGTTGTCAAAGAACTTCACATTGTATTGAGAGGCTAAACTATCACCAACAATTGCAGTTGCTGCACTCACAGAATCTGGCACTCCATAGAATGTTGATGTGGGTGAATACTTCTTCAGATGGATCAGTTCATTTGGTCGTGGATCACCAGTTATTGGTGACGGATTTTGTGCTCCAAAGTTCCTGAAGAATGTAACAGAGTTTCCAACTACCTGAACAAAGCCATCACGCTTACGTCTTATTCTAACCGTTGATGCTGGAATATGACCTAGATAGCCAACCTCTCCAGTTACAGTTCTACCAACTTCTAGGTATCCATTGCCAATTATTTCAAAATCTTTGGCTACCCGATCAAGAGTCTCCTCAAAATCGTCAGAATCATTCAGGCCATTGAGCCATAATATCAACTGACTTTTAAGTTTGTCAAACTTTCGTTGAACCTTTTCTGTTCTTGTGTCACTCTCTATTGCCTGAATTTTAGTAGTTGCCAATTCAGATAGATCAAAATTGTAGCCAAGCCCAACAACATTCTTCACCTTGGCATCAATAGCGGAATGATTTGTAGATGATATATCATAAAAAGATACCAGTTCTTCAAAATTGTATGGCGGGGTCGCAAGGTCAAACAATCCATATCCATTTTTGGCATAGTAGGCATCCTCAGCATTCTGTGACTGTGCCGAAGCAGCCTTGCTTATTTTTCTTTTTGTGTATGGCGATAGACCATTGAATGACTTGAAGAAGGACGGACCCTGTTCTAGTGGATCAAAAAACTTTTGAACCTCCATTGGTTTTGGAGAGGCAATATCTACAAACTCTTCGTTATCATTCATAGTCCCATCCACGGCGCTGATATTCCTCATATGCTTTGTGTTCATCCTCCCATGCACCAATATCTGATTCGCTTGGTATTAGTCCTTCCAGCATTCTATCCAGTTCTTCTGAATGCCTCATTTCACTAACTCGTTGTACTCCTGCAATAAATGTGGCCTTGCCCTCTGGAGCACCATAATACTTTGCTGCTTGTGTTATTTTGTTCATGGACTCAATGTCGAATGGCCTGCCCGGAATGTTCATTACATTGCCATTTGAGTCGCTAAATATCTTTCCATTGTCTAGTTCCCATACATAAAGACCCCACGGAGCATTGCTTTTGACAGCCTTAATAACCATATGGACATTGTATCATATAATTATGGTAGTGTTATGCGAACTACCTGTCTGGGTGTTGGACCAGATGTTATAGAGGTTGATGATAAAACTGTGACAGCAGAGTCGTCCCAGTCTATTCCCATTTCCTCATCGAAATCACTGTTCCTTGCAAACACTCCATAATCAGTTAGACCAAACCTAGAGGCAAATAAATTGCTGGGAGTGACAGGTATAGTATGTGAGGCTATATAGTTTAGTACGGCCTTGTCACTAAATTGGGTTAGTTTGACACTATAACTATCAGGAGAGAAGAATCTTGCCCTTGCCTCTCTATTTATCATTATGTGAACTAGGTGCCATCTAGCAACTTCTACCTGTCCATTTAAATTAGCATCAACATATATTGAGCCTATTGCCGGATTATCCAAGATTATGTTTGCCCTCTGATAGTCAAGTCTAAGGTCGGGATCTGTTTGCACAATTATGTTGAAAAACTTGGCCTGACCATTTAAATCAAAGTACCTAACAGTTCCCAATAGTTCCTGTTTATTAGAGTCTGTCTTGAATGTTTCATTTCTCCAATACATATAGAACGATATGGCAACTATGTCTTTAGTACTGCTCAAGTAATAGTTGATCGGGAACATTTTCTTATTTATCTCATCAGCATGGGGATAGAATCCCAGTTCTCTTGACATATAATTTGACTGGACTTTCTCTCCAACGAGATGTGTTGAGAATGGATGGTTAATATTTACATCTGTGCCAGTACCTATTACTATGCTTGTGCCTGTTCCAACAGTTACTACATTGGCGGGGCTGTCTCCTGATGCTACCCCCAAGAATTCAAATCTGTTGAACACTGGCTTTATGGTGGACAGTGAGAATGTTGACAAGTGAACCGCATATCGTATAGCATATTGTAGAATGCTGATGTTCTTAGGAATTCTTACCGCATATCCATCAAACAGTTCCCATCTAGTGTCAAGAACACTGTTTGGAGATTGCTGAAAATCAATGTACCCACTGGTGGTTGCTCTCTCCACCTTCAATGTCTGATACTTCTTACTTGGCCACCTAGATAAATTATCCAATGTGATATATGTCTGTACTGGTGGATTGGTAAACCTGCCAAGCGTTGGAACACTTGTGAATATGTTGATGCCCATTTGTGAGTATTCAGTGTCTTTGAACGATTCATAGGCATCATCATAATGACCAAGGGCAACAGGCTCAACCAGACTGGCAAGCGCACTGTCTACATAATCATCCATTTCCTTGTATGTCATATATCTCGTTGCTAGGTTCGACACAAATTGTGGTGACTGGGTTTGGTCAAAATACATCAAGAAATCTAGGTCTGGCTTTCCCTCAACCATAGTTGCAAAGTTTGCTAATGGCAACAAAATATTCCAATATCCAGCCGCAGCAATATCCATCCTTCCATTGTTGACATAGAGCATGTAATTCAACTTGCCCAATATATCTAGACCAAACTTAAAACCGATACCGTCAACAATTGGATCATATTCAACTTCTATATCATTCAGCAACATGATGTCTTTTGTAGCACACCCCATGTATCTCAAACTTACATCATCCGTAAAAGTTATTCTCAAATCGTTGTTGCCAAACAGGGCCGCTATATTTATATTGGCATTGGTTGATAGTTTGTCAAGGTCAAGCATTATTACAAAATCATTCAGTGTTGAGGAGGTTTCCCACCAGACAGTGGGTGTTGCTACAGCATCTTGTTGAATGGTTGCATATATTCTATGTGTGTATACATTGTCTACATGGCTTGTTTGCTCTATTCTAAAGTCACCTATCAATGATGATATCGGAGAGGATACTCTGAACAGTAGGCCATCATGACATTCATATGTTGTAATGCCAATAAAGATGTTTGATATGTTTATGTCAATGTCATTCAAAGTGATCGTTGACTGTGATTGTGGTGACAACTGCATGTAATATGACGAATAGTCTGGATCAGATACATGAACCACGCTCGTAGTCGCTGCTTGTGGAGTGATTGTTGGATATTTATAATTTGGTATAGAGATTGTATTGCCTACACTAACTCCAGTTCCAACACCGTCAGAGAACTTATCTGTCAATGGGAATAGATGTTTGGCCGTATAATTTGTTGATGATCCATCAGCAACATAGATCCTGTCATATTCAGAGTTTGCTATAACATCATTGTAGGACGGACCATAGGAAATGGCATAGTGGTATTTTTGAAGATCCTGTTTTAAAGGCTCCGCATATATGACAATCGTGGACATATCAACATATTTGAATAGTGGGGAACCATAGAAGAGTATCCAACTTCCTTTTAAGTCACCAGCGGTATCCTTGGGACCACTTTTGTCAACAGACAGTACAAGGTTTGTATCTATGTAAATATCAAATGACTGTTCTTCATCAACACATACAACATACATTGGTCTTGCCCACTCGCCCATTTGATAGTTATCTATTTGTCCGTATCCGTGGAGGTATAGGTAGAATGCATCCGCTGTAAGTCTTACTATTGCTCCATTTTCCCCGCCAATTTCCATGATGGTGTTTTCGTAATGGGTGGACTCCATTGGAGCATCAAGGTTTGCCAACTGTAAATCTGCTATGAGAATGTTCTCATCAGAACCAATAGACATTGTTACCAGTGATGGAGGTATAGTCTCTGAAACAAAGAAGTTTAGTTCGTAATGTCTCCAGTCTGTTTGGAATTCATTACTGAATTCAGATGTAAAGGCACCAACCACGGCGGCTGGTGTCAACACCTCAACTATTGAGGAGCCATCCTGAAAATTGAATGTCAGCGTTATATCATTATCTATGGAAGTGTTAACAACTCCCAAGGAAAACTTATAGTTAGAACCACCAGATAACATAAATCTATCTCTGAAAGTTATCTTTGGAGAGACTGTAGTTTTCTCAAGTCTAACAGTGTTGAGCATCCCCGGATAAGCACTGCTATCATTAACATGGACGGCATTGCCAGAGTTAATAGTAAACTCTCCACCGATCTGTGTCAATGTGCTAATTGTTCTTGGTAGGATGTTGGTTGCGGACAGTGCCGCATAAGGCTCAAGGTTGATCCAGAACTCAATACTTTTGGCACTGTTAGTCTTGCCAGTCCCAAGATTGTAACTTGGCACCAACAGTATAGGTTCTTCCTCAGTTATCACATCTGAAACCATTTTGAAACGCACTCTTGGCATTCCTCCATAGTTCATTGGAATGCCCATAGAGAAAGGCATCTCTGTATATAGGCCATTCTTACGATTCAGGTAATATGCACTACGAGCCGAGGTTGTGTATGAAGACACAATCTCATATAGATCAAAATCTTCCTGATTGAATACCTTGAATGTTGATGGCATGTCTAGAGGAGTCTTGTTCAGACTTCTACCCTCAAGATTGTTTTCCATGAAAATGTCATAAATTGCTAGAGCATTGTTGACAGACATGCTTGCAGATAACTGATTGAAATTTGAAACAGTGGCAGACATGATACCAAATTATAGCACAGAGGGGGCCTATAATAGGCCCCCTCTATTTGCTACTCTCCTATGAAATCATAGAACTCTCTCATTGGCATTGCTCCTACATGTCTTGATACTTCAACACCATCCTCTATCTTGATAAAGGTTGGAACTGAGTGAATGCCATATTCTAAAACCTTGCCATGATTCTCAAGGTCACTGGCATCAATCAAGGTCATGTTGTATTCTTTATTTTTAGCCGCATAGAACAATGGCAACATTGCACTACATGATCTACATGATGGTGTCTTAAACATCAAAATTTCAGATGAGGCAACTGTCGTTTGCACAGTATCTTTCTCCAATCGCTTCTAGGTTGTCAACTCCGTCATAAATTCCAGACCAGTCAATCTTGAACAATGACATTTCGTATTCTTCGTATTCTTGTTTTGTGATTGATGTGTATGGCTGTTGGGCATAGACAGTGTTTCCAATAGGTAGGAAAGAGGCTGTCTTTAGTTTGCCCTCATACATTCTCAGAACTCGTTCAACATCCTCGCTCTCATTCTTGGGATCAAAACTGATAGTTACCGATACTGCATTATCGGCCCAACAGGCTTGGGCTTCTGCTGCTAGATGTACCTTCTCATAGATACTAACGTCCTTCTCACTTCTTGAGAATGGTACAGACATTGGGAAATACACTACTGTTGTATTCATGGAATAGTCATCAGGTTCCATTTTATACCCCGCCGCCTTGAACATGTGTAGCATGTTATCAGAGTTGGCAAAACGAATTGCTCGTAGATAATGATTACCTGCTGGTGGCCAATGAACGCCGGGAGTTGAGCCTGACAGTAGACTTACCGATCCTGATGGCTTTACGGTTGTAGTCTTAATGGACTGCCTAATTCCAAGCCACTCGCTATATACAGTATCATAGCGTTGAACTTCAGCGTACCCCTCATTAGCCCACTCACGAAACAGAGACAGTCCATGATCTTCAACGAACCCAGCAATGCCGGTAAGCGATGTACCAATCCTTCTATTCCTCTGAATAACGGCATTAGTTTCTGGCCAATGCGTTGGTAGAAGCGTGACTGTCTTGGCGAAGAGGTAGGCAAACTTGATTGTTCGTAGGAAGTCATCAATGGATTCATGTCGTCCAAGGTGGACTTCGACCAAGTTGCATAATTCGTATGACTCAAGGCTGATTTCTGCACAGGGATTCGTTCCCATAACTCTGTGATCTTTATCATTTCGGATATCATTTGTTCTACCATATCCTCTCATTGTGTCGAGCCAGAGAATGCCGGGTTCTCCATTGTCGGCAATTCGCTCAACGACCTTGGCATAATCAAGGTTATCCTCAACTACCAAAGTGTTGTTGCTCATCCATCCCCATTCAGCACGCTCAGGGTATTTCTCATAGTCTTTCAATGAGATGAATACGTCATCATTGGGATCGCCTAGAGCAATAGTAGCACTTCGTCTTACGTTACCCGCCACGACACAGGTACCAATTAAATTGACGATATCAACAATAGTGCGGCTGTCAAGTTTTTGATTGGCCCTACTATAGAAAATATCACCAAGTTGATCATGAAGTTTCATCAGTGGAAGGTGTCCACTTGATGTACCACCAAATCCACTAATAGGTTCGCCAGCCTCTCTAATTTCTGAATAGTTAAAGATGACTGGCGGGGTATCACGAAGATAGGTGTTGATCCTCATCACAACAGACTCTACCCATCCCTCTCTAGTATCAGGAATGGTATAGACTATAGGAGACTTAGAGGGCAGTCTGACCTCTATATTACGGGCATCGGCCTTAGTATCAAAACCAACTCCTACCCCCAACATAAGGGCATCCATAATCCAACCAAAAACTCCACCGGGATTGTAACGATCAATGTCACCAGTGGATACAAATGAACAATTATATAAGGCTGCTGCTACGCCCCTCTCATGTACGAAGTCTGACCCCATCATCCACAGCCCTCTACCGGGCGGTGTCCACTTCAACGTGAAGAGCCTGTCAAAGGCTTCCTTGGCACTGGTCTGAGCCTTGTTGGAGTTCCAAGGTAGACGGTTCTTGTGTGCCCAATCCTTCTGAATGGAGTACATACCTTCAATAACTCGTCTGCATACTTCATACCAACGCTCTTTAGTTCCGTCTTCCTTGAGACGACTATATGTTCTAATAAAGGTCAACTCACCTAGAGAGTTGCCTGCCGCATCTTCAAATCCAAATGGAGATGTCTGGTCTTTATAGTGAGCAATGAATTCGTCACTCAGTTTAAACGATAGCAAAATAACCACCAACTTTCATTTTTCGTAGGTTGGTCACCATTCTACCATCATTTTGAGCACATGTCAAGCCGCCAAGATCGAGTTAACTTCAACAAGTTTAAAGTCGCTAGCCAATTGGGGGTCGTCAGGATGGAGCGACAATCCTTGATTCAGGTAGTCTATCGCCCTTGAAAATTCCATATTGTTCATGGCAGCCATTGCCGCCTGACTATAGGGCCTTGGCCCCCAAGCATAGTCCATTGATATAAAATCATATGGTTCATCTATTATATCAAAAGCCTGATCAAAATATTTCATCGCTGGCTCCCACTCAAATCTATTTGAATGATACCCGGCAATGTCTATCAAAGTCTCTCTTCGATTGCCATACTCCAAAGACCTCTTGAAATCCTCTAGAGGATTGATACCACAAAGACCCATATATCTGTAAATGTCTGCTAGTTCCAAATTAGTTATATGATTCTCAATAGATAGTACTCGTAAGAATTCTCTATGAGCATCTTTAAGATTCTTGAGATTGATCAGTTCTCGGGCGTACAACATTCCGTAGCGCACATCATCTGAATATCTCCTTGACTGCCTTTCCAGTTCTTCAATGTAGTTTCGTTCTTTCAACATGTCTGGTTCATGTATTACCTTTATATTTAGATAGTCTACTACTTCATCGCTACCCATAAAATTTAGACGCTCATGAATAGTGTGCGACCAAAAATATCCATGACGACGGTGCATTCTGTTAGCCCAATAACGTAGAGGATTGGAGCCATTGGATATCAATGACATATGATACTTGGGCCTATCTACAAATGGATTGATATCAATATCTCGCCAACCATCAATTAGATATTCATCCAAATCTAGTGCCAGACAATAGTCAACATCTTCTGGGACAAGTGATAGGGCGGCATTTCGTGCCAGATCAAATCTCCAAGGATTGATTATATGTCGATATGTTTTGATATCCATACTCCTTGCCATTTCAAAAGTTCTATCCGTACTTCCAGTATCAAGAATGATAATCTCATCAGCATCTTTACAGGAATTAAACCATCTCTCTAAATGCTTCTCTTCATTCTTTGCTATGGCGTAGACCGCTATCTTCATTGCTGCTCCAAAAACTCTAAATTGGCGAGTAGTCTTTCATCGATAGGGCTATATTGTAACGCAAATTTGGTATATTCCAATGCCAATGCTGTATCTCCATTATTGTACGCCGCAACAGCACCTATGTCATATGGTGTTCCATCCCATGCATATGCTTCAGAGATATAATCAAATGGACGTTCCTCAATAGTTAGGGCCTTCTGAACACTGTCAAAACATTCTTTCCACATCTTTTTATAATAATACACAAGTGCTAGGTCTACCCATGCCTCTCGTCTATTCGCTTCTTTAACTGCCTGTTTTAGATAGTAAATCTTTGACCCTGTTTCAAGAGAGCATTTGGCCATGAATCTATAGGCAGCGGCTCGTTCAGCATCCCAACGAGAAAGTGTCAAGAACCTTTCAAACTCCTCAATGGCTTCTGCAAATTGTCCATGATAGAACAACTCCCTAGCATAATAGAATGAGTTTCTATCATCTTTGGGATCTTCCTTGATGGATAACTTCAATAAGTCAA